CCCTTTCGGCAAACGCGTCAGCCAATTTTACAATCTCATCTTTCACTGCTTCAACCATTGGTTGAACATTATTATTTCCAGATGAAAATGGATTGGCTTGAATTGTTATATTATTGGTTATATTAGCAGCAACTCCCTCTTCTTGCCATTCAGTATAAGCAAAAGAAACATTTGTTTTCCATAAATTGTCATTTTGGGACCAACTTAAACTGACATCGGCCAATGACATTGGAAATGCTTCTTTCAATCTTATTGTTGTTCTTTCTTCACCCGCGTTGTCATATACATGTATTAATATGTCTTTTGTATAATTGTCTTTATACTCTAAAGCATACATAGGTTTATTGTCTGGGCCTGTAAATTGGTATATCGTATTCATCCAATTGTACATAGCTTTCCAAATAGATGTTTGTTTATCGTCTATGAAAGATATAGTTACATCTGGAAAAGCACCAATATTCATTGGCATTTTTTGCACTGGTGATATACCATATCTTCTAGTAGACGGAGCATCGAGAGATATACCTGGCAAATTCACAGATTCCGCACGCAACGATATCATATCGGATATACTACCAGCAGCACCATCCCCTATATCGATTGCAAATTTGTTTGTTTGCAATACACCATTTTTACCTATTTCAGATAAAAACGAATTTATATTAAATGTATTGGAAGGCAACGATTATCTCCCTATAATTTCTCTGGAATCCATCCAAACAGCAGAATCGTTTGCTTTCTTGAAACTTGCTGTAGGAAGAAAAAGTGCGGCATCCCATAATCTAGGCTCTACATTCAAATATTGCGATTGAACATGACTTGCCAAATATCTTTTGATACATGGTTTGAAATATTTATATTTAGATGCGCCAGATAGAATAGAATACGATATATTGAGAGCAGTGTTTTCATCGTATTTTCTATCTGTTACAGTAGAATATAAAGCATCCATAAGTCTAGCACGAAGCGGTGGTGGAAGATAATGAAGATTTATACCTAAAAATCCATCTTTATAAATTTCGATTGGAAATATCAAAGGAAATATATCGTAATATGGCAATGTAGATTTATGCTTAGGATCATAGAAAAACATAAACATTTTTCCAATATCTTTAGCCATAATAACAGGTCTTAAATTTTCTTGATCTCCCATCATTCGTTGACGATTGACACTTGTAATTTTTTGTGCAGCTGTTCTAAAAAAGGTACGAGTATCTCTTTGCCGGATAGTGTTATCTATTCCAGATTTTTGTGCTTTGTTCAATAAATCGGTAAAAACGTATGATGTCATGTCTTTATTTATAGTTACTTAATACCAATTTGTTCTTCTGTAAACACTTGAAAAGACCATCCTCTATCTTTGCAATATTCCTGTGCGGCTTTCCATTTTGCTTCATTTTTGCCCCACAATATAACTTCACGAATATATTTTTTATTTTTAGTTGTTTGTCCTTCTTTCAACATAGGAGGTATAGATTGATTTTTAGGTTTTACTTCTATCATTATAGTTTGCAAAATTCCTTCTTTATTTTTTAAATTTACAAGAAAATCTGGATAATATCTGTGAATTTTATTGTCTATTGGACTTCTATATGGAACGATAACTTCTTCCGATTGCCACCATATTATATTAGGATGACCATCGAAATGACTCATCATTTTCAATTCCCAAGAACTTCTATAAATAATATTTGTAGGATTTCCTTTATATTTTTGTGGATTTCGTGGTTTGAAAATACCTTTCACATATTTCTCCATTTACTATAAATAACTTATATTTATTTAAAGGCATTGCAATGGCAGTCACGGTTTCATCACAAGCTACGATGCAAAATTCTCTCAATCAATTTTATAATTCACAAACACTTGGCACGAGAAGGTCTGATTATGGTTCACCACAATCTCTTTCCTTTCCTGCTGATTTATTGACAAAAGTTTCATATCCATATTATATCAATATAAAATTGTCGAATTATACTAGACCTAGTATTCAATCGGTGCCGATTGCTGTTGCTAGCGATATGATAAAATTGCCAATACCAACACAATTGCAAGTGCAAACTGGATTGAATTATCAAAATGTTTCATTAGGAAGTGCTTTAGGTGCTGCTGTTTTGAATTCAAGTGGTCAATCGGCATTGAACACAGCTGGAGATATAGGTGTTGGCGTACTTTCTTATATAGCAAAAAATGCTATTGGAAAATTAGGAACAGAAATTCTTTCAAAAGTTGGGGCACAAAAGACAAATGAAGCTATTAGTATAGCATCTGGTATGTCTCTAAATCCTTTTATGGCTGTTTTGTTCGATCATCCAGAATTTAGAACTTATAATTTCAGCTGGAAATTGATGCCAAAAAATAAAGGTGAATCCGATACTTTAAGAAATATTATAACAACTTTGAATGCTGGAATATTACCAACATTAGCAATAGGCAGTCTTGCTTATAATTATCCAAAAGTTGCAGATATATCCATAAATACTCCTGATCAATCTGGATATTTGTTTCAGTTTAAAAAAGCAGTCATAAAAAATATGACAGTCAATTATGCAGCTGGAAATGAATTGGCATTTTTCAGAGGAAGCAGCGCTCCTGCCGCAGTAGAAATAAATCTCCAAATTCAAGAAATAGAATTGTGGAGAGGAGAGCAATATCAAAATCAATATAACTATGCATCTGGAGCATATACTCAACCAACTGCTCAACCAAGAAGATAACAAATTAATAGGTTTTTAATGAGAGAGTCATATTTCAATAATTTTCCTGTTATAAGTTATGCAAACAATCTTTGCATAAACATAACCGAGCGCACTGCATTGTTGAATAAAATATACAACAATCCAAATTTATATTATCAATACGATATTGCTCAGGGAGAAAGACCAGATTCTATAGCAGCTAGATATTATAGCAATCCATATAAAGCATGGATGCTTTATTTTAGCAATAAAACTTTGGATCCATATTATGGATGGTATATGGATCAAGATACATTCAACAACTTCTTGACGACAAAATACGGTTCTGTACAAAATGCAATGACAAAAACGGCATTCTATAGAAACAATTGGTATAACAATATCGATCCTATATCTGTTTCTTCATATACTTCATTGGATTCAGACCTTCAAAAATTTTATATTCCAAACTATGGAAACGATCCCTATTCTACCAATATATTGAATTATGTTCGTCTTAGAGAAGATTGGACATTGACAACCAATCAAATAGTAAATTATACAGTAGCTAGCAATCCTAATTTCATTGTAGATGAAATTGTCGATGTTTATTATAATGGAAATGCAACTGGATATGCACAAGTTGTTTACAGCGGTACAAATCAAGTATCGGTTCAACATACAAATGGAATTGTTGTTGGAACTATAACAGGTATTTGTCAATTGATAGGAAGAGAAAGCGGAAATACAATTTCATTTACTGCTGCATCTTCTATATCTTCTTCAATTCCAAGTATAGAAATAAACTATTGGTCTCCAGTATCTTATTACGATTTTGAAAACGAGAAAAATGAAAGCAATAAGAGTATTCAAGTGTTGAATACATCTTATACCGATCAACTATTGAGCCAAATGAAGAATTTATTGTAACATGGATGGATACAAATATGGCGATGTAACTGTAACAAATCTTACAGTTTCATCTACTAGAGGAACACTCGATTTATCTAAATCTTTCGTATCTATGTCGATATACGAAAGTATATTCACGCCTGGAATAATAGCCGATATTGTAGTATTGGATACAGACGATACACTTGGCAATTTAAAATTGTCGGGCGATGAAATAGTTACTGTAACAATGTATGTTCTTGGTTCTTTGACCAAAAATTATTCATTTTCATTATCGCATTTAAAAGATTTGGCTATGACATCCGGTCAACAAAAAGGAAAACAATACACATTGGAATGTGTATCGGATGAACCCATGTATGCAAAAACGAATTATGTCCAGAAAAGCTATAATATGCTTTGTTCTGAAATAATCAAAGATATTCATACTAATTATTTGCATAGTAAAAAACAACTTCAGATAGAAGATACTATTGGACCACAGAATATAGTAATACCTCATAAAAGTCCATTTGAAGCAATCGATTTTGTTCGAGGTCGTTCTGTTTCTTCCAAATACAATTCTTCATCGTATGTATATTTTGAAAATACTGTTCAAGGACCACAACAATACAATTTTGTGACAATAGAATCTATGTTCGATTTATCTTCGACAAAAGATTTTATACAAAATAGTGCTATCAATACAGATTTTTATTCGCGAATAGACAATAATATAATATCGTATACAGTACCAAAACAGTTCAATTCTATACAAAAAATAGCATTGGCTGGTCCTAGAAAAATATCTACAATGAATTTTACATCTCAAGAATATCAATCCAATACTGTACAAACGAAGGATACAAATTATAAAACTGGTGGTAGTGGTACAGATACATCGAGTTCATTTATAAGTAGATTCTTCAATGCTTTGATTCCGCCTCAATCTTTATTGCCAGTGGATATTTCACAAAGAGCATCTACACATATAGAAACAGCAACTCCCAATTTACAAGCGTATTTGTCTATATTAAGTCAAAACGCAATGAAAATAAAGGTAGTTGGCGATACGGTTTTAACCGCAGGTATAAAAATAAATTGCACTATTCCCAATAAAACTGGAACTGCGGATGCCGGAATAGATCCACTGTTATCTGGAGATTTTATAGTATCGAGAATACATCATAGAATAGGAATGTTTCAAGATACACCTAGATATACATGCACCATGGAATTGTTGAAAGGTAGTTATAGCGAGGCTGTTCAATGACAGATATCAATTTCGGACAAAGTGGTTTAAGTTTTTTTACTGGAATAGTTGTAAACGTTAAAGACCCGCATGAATCCGGTCGTGTTCAAATAAGAGTATTTGGAAGACATGACGATACTACAAATATTCCAGACGATTCATTGCCATGGGCTCTCGTTCAACAACCAGTAACGAGTGCAGCTCAAGGAAGAATCGGTTCTGCACCTACTGGTTTGATCAAAGGAAGTCGAATTACTGGTATTTGGTTGGATTCAGATCATCAATTGCCATTGGTTCTTGGTTCAGTTGGCAAATCGGGAGATATTGTTCCTGGAGCAACAGAAAATGGTGCTCCTAAAATAGATACAAGTATGGGAAGTATTCCAAGCTCTGCACAAGCATCTACTCCTCATCCATACAATCCATATTCTGCTTTATTTCCAGGAAGAGTATCTATTGCCGATATAGATGCCGGCATGCAAAACATATTCAGTGTAAAAAACGATTTTGGTTCTGTCATAACCAAAGACATCGAAAAACTTTTGACTATTCCAAAAGTTCCCACAATTGGATCTGTTTCTCCAGGTGGATCGATGACAGCATTTCAACTTATCAATAAAGTAGATCCATATAGTCAAATATCCGCGCTTCCATGTTCTCCAACTTTATTGTTGAAACTATTAGATATATCTTCTTTGATAACAGGTGCTTTGAAGAAAGTTATACAACTTGCGGTTCAAGCTGCGATAACCGCATTTTTGAAATTGGCACAAGAAATTGGTTTATTTAAATTGCTTCAAATGCTCAACGAGGCTGCACAAGATTTAGCTGCCGTTAAAGCGCTTATGGATGCTTTGATGCAAAATCTTTGCGGTATAAAATGGTTGGGCGATATTGCTGAAACTATTTCTGAAGCAGATCAAGTACTTGCCGGAGCTATAGTTGGTTTGAATACAATTACTGGTTATATTCATGGAGTAACTATGGCTATACCACAAGCTATTGCAGACGCAGCATTTTCTCTTATACCTCCACCTACGCCAATTGCAGTTGCAACGACTACTTCTGCTGTGCCAACTAATATAGTTATGTCGCCTCCGGGAAATTATGTTCCACAATATCATACTATAGATCAAGATCCATATCCTGGCTATATTGGTTATTACAATCCTTTGAATCCTTCTGGTGGAACTGTATATACTTTAAGAGGTTCTCAACCTAATTATCCTTCAACGCAAGCACATATCACAGATGTTGCTTCTATTTCTTTTACACAAAGTTTAGCTGTACCTATGGCATCGGGTCAATTGGCATCTACTCAATTATATCAATCTGCTGCACAAGCAGTTGCTGTTGCTGGTCAAGTTGCGGCTGCGGTTTCTATAGGTATGTCTATTATGGAAGATCCAGTTGGCGCAGTAGAAGCTATAGCAGCAGCAGTAATAGCAGATGTAATCAATGCAATAAATACTGTTATTAAAATTTATAATAGTTTGCAAGCTTTAATAGTTAGCACTACAGCGAGTCCCCTAGCTATTTTAAAGAAAATTGCAAAAACCGCAAAACAAATTGCTTCAATGAAGCATACTGGTGAACAAACTACATTAGCGATAAAACGACAGATGTTTAAAGCATCTTTAGGTCCATCATTTGTTTGATTAGGATAATTCAACATGACAGATACAAATCAATCGCAGATCGATACCTCAAATGATCCAAATTTCAATACCAGACATCCAGATTCACGATTCCAAGCTGAATATCCATACAATCAATCTACAATAAGTCGCAGTGGTCATGAAATTCATATAAATGATACTCCAGGCAGTGAAAGCATAAAAATTGCCCATACACAAGGCACTTATATAGAAATTGGGCCCAATGGAGATTTAAATCAAACTGTAAAAGATAAAGCGAATTTCTATTTTGCCGATGGTCATACTACAACAATAGATGGTCATAAAGACGAAAAGATTCTTGGCGCATATGCGTTGAATATAGGAAATACTTCTTCTACAGGCTCATTTGCTTTAGGAGTTACTGGCGGACCAATAACTTTGCAAACAGATGACAATTTTTTATTAGGCGGTGTTCAAGGAGATTTATTCACCACAGACAATCTTCATTTAGGTGTTGGCGGAAATTATGCACTGCAAGTCGATGGGAATGTAAATGAAACTGTTATAGGAGATTCCACAGAAACAATTTTAGGCGATAAAACAATAATAACGCCTATAGGCATGGTAGATATAACCGGCGGAACTGTTTCTATTGATTCTGTTACTGACGATGTAAGTATTTCAGCTATGTTGAATGCACAAATGGTGGGAAATGTTCGCGCTCATGTGGGTTCACCTGCGCTCATTACTATAATAACGCCTGCAGGCGTTATTGAAGTTTTAGCTGGTGGAGCAATCAGTATACAAGCTGGAGCTGCTGTAAACATACAAGCGGGCGGAGCTGTAAATGTAAATGCTGGTGGCGCAGTCAATATAGCAGCGGCAGGACCTATAGCTATGACTTCTGGTACATCGATTTTGATGACTGCACCAGTGATAAAACTGAACTAAAAACTTCCTGAATCTAACAGACGATTGAAGTTTATTTGTTCTTGAGGATAGTTCCAATATATCCATTGATCGAACGGCGTAGTATCGTATAAGCCTGTATTACCCGCATAATAAGTTGTGAAATTGAATGTTTGCACGTGATAATGTGTGGATGTGAAGAATTCTGAAGGAACGTGCCAAGCCACCAAACCCAGAAATGGAATATTGGAATTCCCTTGAATATTTTGAATTGTATATGTATTTGCTGTTTGTTGTGTCAAAACATCGTAACTGCTATGGAATACATTCGAATAAGCGCCAGAAACGCACACCGTCGTTGCATTTACGGATGTTACTGAAACACCTGTATACCAAGTATTTGCTTGGATTGCCGTAATCGAAGTTATAACATTGTTTGTAGTTGCGCCAGATTCGTCAGTGCTTTGGCTTGTAAATGTAGCATAAAACGAAAAAGATCCACCATCGTTTACCGATGGCAACACAAGGGTAGATGTATCGCCGCCAATTGTTGGAATATTGATTGTGTTTGATATGGCAATTGTAACATTTGCTGCCATTTATCTATTCCTTAATGCTTTTGCATTTTATAAAATGCATCCGTATATTCTCCAATTACGAAATGTTCCGACTCAATATTCCGTCTGTTTTTTTCACGTTGCAAATACCGAATCATATCTGCAAATTTCTTGAACATACCTCCAAATATTTGTTCTGCATTGGAATTCAGAACATCGATTCGATATATGTTTCTTTCATAATCTAAATTTGCGTTTATAGTATATGACATTTTATACGGTTTCTTTGTATATTCTTGTATATATCCAATGTCATATATTTATTCATATATATGAGCATGGACATTATTCCAAACTTGATGGAAAATTGTATTTTCCAAATCTTCCATTGCAATTCGTTTGAATTTATTTTGAATTGCGGGTGTTACTGTTCCTTTGAATCGATACCAAACTATATCTCTGATTTGTTTATCTATATTCCAAATTTCATTAGTGTATGACATATTGGTATTCTCCTTAACGAATTTCATTCAAAACGGTTAAGCATATTTGATTATACACACGAATTCTCATTTCATTCAACATAATCAAGATGACTTTATTTTTTATTTTATAATCGACATGCTCATTCAATAAACGGCTAGCTAATACCAATTGGTTTGCATGAATACTATAGTCAACGTTTTTCATTTGTTGTCATTCCACAATTTATCGCATATGTTAAATCTTATTTCACCAACAATTGAACGTATAAGATTGCTGCTAATTTCGTTTTCAACTCGTTTGGTGACATGTTCTTTAACATGAATATAAATCTGACAGATACCATGATATCTGACCTGATCCCAAACATGTATATAAACACTATTCATTGGCTTAATCATAGACTTGATCTCAGACCTGATCGCAGACCTGATCCATGACCTGATCCCTGACCTGATTCCAGACCTGATTCCAGACCTGATTCCAGACCTGATCCATGACCTGATCCCAGACCTGATTCCAGACATGATCCATGACCTGATCCCTGACCTGATTCCAGACCTGATCCCTGACCTGTGTATAAACATTATTCATTGACTTGATTCCCGACCAGATCCCAGACCAGATCCCAGACCAGATCCCAGACCTGATTCCTGACCTGATCGCAGACCTGATCCCAGACCTGATTCCCGACCTGGCCGCTGACCTGATCGTTGACCTGATCCCTGACCTGATTCCCGACCTGATCCATGACTTGATCGACGACCTGATTCCAGACCTGATCCCTGACCTGTGTATAAACATTATTCATTGACTTGATTCCCGACCAGATCCCAGACCAGATCCCAGACCAGATCCCAGACCTGATTCCTGACCTGATCGCAGACCTGATCCCAGACCTGATTCCCGACCCGATCGTTGACCTGATCGTTGACCTGATCCCTGACCTGATTCCCGACCTGATCCATGACTTGATCGATGACCTGATTATTGATATGATCCCTGACCTGTGTATAAACATCATTCATTGACTTGATTCCCGACCTGATCCCAGACCTGATACCAGACCTGATTCCAGACCTGATTCCCGACCTGATCGTTGACCTGATCCCAGACCTGATCGATGACCTGGGCCCAGGCCTGATAATTGACCTGATTCCAGACCTGATCGATGACCTGATTCCTGATCGAGGTTGCAACCATGTTACTAATGACTTTCATTGATATGATCCATGGCTTGATCCCTGACATGAACCCAGACTTGATTCCTGACCTGATCCCCGACATGATTCCTGACCTGATCCCAGACCTGATCCTTAACCTGATATAAGACCTGATCCCTGACCTGATTGCTGACCTCATAGTTGATCTTAATTCCAACCCGTTTCATAACCTGTTTTGCAACCATGTTACTAATGACTTTCCCTGATATGGTTCTGGATATGACCCAAGACTTGATTCCCGACCTGATCCAAGACCTGATACCAGACCTGATACCTGACCTGATTCCTGACCTGATCGTTGACCTGATTCCAAACCTGATTCCAAACCTGATGCCAAACCTGTGTATAAACATTATTCATTGATTTGATTCCCAAACCTGGTCACTGTCTTGATTCCAGACCTGATTCCTGACCTGATTCCCGACCTGATCCATGACCTGATTCCAGACCTGATGCCAGACCTGAAACCTGACCTGATCGATGACCTGTGTATAAACATTATTCATTGATTTGAACCCAGACCTGATCATTGACCTGATTCCAGACCTGAT